GACCAGATGGACTGGTGGAAAGCAGGGGTAAATCAACAACTTCATGATTCTGTAAGCGCGGAACATGGTCATATTTCTCATTCCAAGTATTGGTATGGCATCGAAGGATGTGAAGAAGAATGAAGTGTCCGAAGTGTGGGCGTTCCGATTGGTGGTTCTTTGGCCGCTGTCGCATTTGCGGGGGCGAAGAAGAATGAAGCGACGCTCGAAGACGAAATTCACGCAGATACACGTGAGCATTCCCGTCCGCGTACTCGAAGACTTGGATGATACCTTAGATTTCAAGCAGTCTCGTTCTCGAATAATTACCAGGTTAATTCAAAACGCTCTCGAAGGAGACCAGGTAAACATTGGTTCGATGACAAAAAAACAAATTGTTGTCAATCTGATGAATCAAACTGATCCCCATTCTTCTGAATACGTTCTGCTTCAATCACTTCTTCAAATCTTTTCGAAGTAATTTAATTTGATTTAGAATCTCTTTGAGCACGTGCACAATCGCATGAGAAGGATGACCAGCAGGAAGCACGTCATCACATCTTTTTCTTGAGACGTTGTGCTACAGATGCAATACGCGCTTGGTCGTATCCTGCTTTGAATGAGCCGTCTTTCTTACGTCCCAATTCGTTTGCACGTCGAAATGCTTCAGAAGAACGTTTGTCGGATGCACGTTGTTTCTTAGTTCTACGTCGCTTGGGCTTTGTAATTGATTCCTCACGTTGCGAAAGGCTTGAACCTTCGCTTTCACGTTCACTTTCAATCAGTCTCATCAACGCCATGTATTCATCAGGCGTCAACATCATATCACGGGCCAAATGGACCGCCTCATGAAGTTAGTTCGTTGGTAACAAGTGCGGCATATGCGGCGGCGTCCAATTTGACACGGCTACAAACCATACGGAATTGTCCAGAAGCAGCGGCTGTGTTGTTAATACCCTTAATCGCGAAAAATACGTTATCGGTCGCGACGAGCATTAAATTATCAGACTCTTGGTAAGGAGCAGTTGAACCGATGAAGTCAACAACGTGTGGACCGCTAAACTCAGCGGCACCGCCACTAACAAAGAGTTGACGACGTGCTATGAGGTTTGCATCGTTAGCACCAATAAGACCCGTCTTCGAGGTAGCAGAAACTTCAAGAGTTACTCCAGTTCGTTGGTTAGGGACTTGTTCAGGTTCAGAAGACGTGAAGTAAACTGCATGCACTAATACGCCCTCTTGGTTCAGGCTGTCTAGTGGCAAACTAATCTCGTTTGATGTGTATGTGTTTGCTCCGGTTTCGGTAATAGAACCATTGACAAAGAATGGGTCGCTTGTTATCTTGTATGCTTTCGCCATGATTAGGGGTATCCCAAGTTAGTTTATAGTAGTAGTTCTTACACAGCAATCATTGACCTACGTCTCCGGAGTAGTGGTATAGCGTAGCAGTACCTCACCTACTCTCAATCAACATCTAAATTGTAGATTGATTGGCCAATCATTATAACTAAGCGGCCAATGGGAGTAACATGGACGCAGAACACCATAGCAAAATAGTTGATAAATTGATGCAATACAGAGGCAAAATCCCAAAAGATGGGCAATTGTCTGATTACAATGCCAAAGCATATGCATACGAAATGAGAAAAAACATTGACAAATTGATTTTGGATATCGAATGGTTTGCGGCTGTATACCAGAAGGAGTTGATTCGATGACTCCAGAGATTCGAAAGGCTCGAAAAGCTCTCCAAACATTACACCGTTGCTATTTCATGTATGCAATGCAAATTGATGACAAGGATTACATTGTCAAAATGAACGCTCTCTTCCAACTCTTGGAACGTCTTGAGGAGGAAAACGCATGATTAAACGTCTTGCACGTTGGATTCTACGCAATGAAATCTGGAATGACCAGATGGACTGGTGGAAAGCAGGGGTAAATCAACAACTTCATGATTCTGTAAGCGCGGAACATGGTCATATTTCTCATTCCAAGTATTGGTATGGCATCGAAGGATGTGAAGAAGAATGA